AGAACCTGTATTTCCTTTTTCTTTCCCATAACTTTTACTTATTATTTTTTACAAATGTATAAATAAAATCTATTTAATAGCTCAAAAGTGTTAAAGTTATGTTAAAGTCAATTAGCAAGTATTATTATTAAAATAGTATTTGTACATTCGTATTGTATTTGAGTGTTAGCGGTTTAGGTTACTTCAGATGATAAGCAAGGCACGGCTGTAAGAGTTGCCAAGTCGACCAAACTATAAGGGCGGGTTTAGTTACTCTGGTGTAGAAACCGAAACCACGATGGCGTTTTAAATATAAGCGCGTCGTTACTGTAATACGGTTTATTCCGTATCTGATGAGCTAAGACATAGCGAAACAGTTAAACAATTAAATATAAAATTTATGAGCTACTTAACCCAAAGCATTAAATTAGAAACCATTTTAAAATATGGTAAAATTATTAATGTAACTAACGAGGCGCGTCCCGATTATTTAGATCCTAGAACTACTAAATATACATTTCAATATTTAGTTAACGAAAATCAGTCGGATTTAGATTTTTGCGGTTTTTACGAACTTTCAATTGATGTTAATACCGTGAAAGATTTTATTAACCGCTTGTATATTATTTTAACCCCTTTAAATTAAAAATTATGTTTGCAAAATGTACCAATACTGAAAGCCCTGTTGTTTTAATTGCGTCAAATATTGACGAGTTAACAAACTACGACCTGGTGCAAACCTTGTCGGCTTATTTACCTAATTACATTCTATTTAATGGCGCAAAATTAATCGAGGTGATACAATTACCTTTTGATAGCTTTTGTACTGTTAATATTGACGGGATCAAGTTCAAATTCAAATTTATTAATCTATAACATTTAAAATTATGACAACAGTTAAGCAATTAGCACCAAACCAATTTTATTTTATCTCAGATGGTAAAATAGTATTTCAATCGTATAATACTATTGTATGTACTATTGATAATTTCCAGGACGGAAACGAGCCAATTATATCAATAACGGCAAATCAACCACAAAGTAAAACAACGGCAAAGTATTTAAACGAATTTTTGGCTTTGCATACTTCAATAACTAACTATAAAAATATTTAATATTATGAAAACTTACAACGAAACTAATTTAGTAAATTTTGACGCTTGGAGCGGTGCAGTTGACACAAAAAACAGAATTATTGCAGAGGGTAAACAATATGATTTTGACGCATTAATTGAAGAACTTTATCCAGATGGCTTGAGTGAAACTCAACTTAACGATATTCTTTGGTTTGAAGAAGATTGGATCTTCGATCAATTAGGTATCACAGAAGAAGAAGAAGAAGAAGAAGAATAATAAAGTAATACTGACGAGGACTAAATGTCCGAAACTAGCTTCGGCTAGTCTATTACAAATCTAAAAAACAAATATTATGCAAACATTAAAATTTTATTCGGAAACTACTTATTTTTTGTATTGGAACTCAAATTTACAATTTAACACTAATAACGAGGATCTAATAAAGCTATTTATTTTAAACGCTAAAAATAGAGGAGAAGATATAACAAAGTATCATATATCTTCAAATGTCGCTGCTGCTTATAATGTAACTTCTTTTTTAAACGGTATTAAATTACCAATGTGCTGGCAAACTAACTAATTTAATATTATGCAACCTAAAAAACCAGATTCAGCAACAAACACAAAGGTAAAAGCTACCTTATCAATTTTTTTAATCTTAATCATTTCAATCTTAATACAATTATAAATTATGTACAATTATCAACAAATCGACAAATTAATACAACGTTATTCAGAACTCGAAAATAGTATAACTTTTCAAATATGTGAGGGCGTTTTAGGTTCTGGAAATTGGATATTAACAGCTCCAGGTAAAAAAACCGCTATAATTAACGAGGTTTATGTTAACGAATGGCAAAGTACTCATACAATTAGAATGTACAACGAAATTCCAAAAAAATATTTATCAATTTTAGACAACTTATAAAAAATGAAAACAATCCAGGACTATAAAAAAGAAACTATTTTAAATAAGGTTTACAATTATTCTGAGGGAATAATGTCGCGCCGTGACTACATTATATTGCAAAAAAGCAAAGGTTTGCAATGTATTGAAAAACAAGTAAAAAATTATGCTGCTATGGAAAAACTGGAAATAGAGCTAAAAAGAAACGCTTTTAATATTCCCTTTGGTAATACGTCGCACCCGAAAACAATTGAATACAACGCTAAAAAAGAATTATTAAAAACTGGTATTTTTAAAACCGTTTACCACATGGAGTGCGACAAATATACTTCAATCATTACCAAAACTGAATTCGATTTTTTTCATTCCTTAAATAACTAAAAAAATGAAAGCAATAAACTCGTATACAAATAAAAATTATACTGTATTAATGATTGAATATAAAACCGCCAATTTAGGCGGTTTATATTCGGTTGAATTGTCTTATAATGATAACATATTGAAAGAAAAGGACGGGTTGTGTCTGGATGCAGCTGGAGAATATTTTTTTAAAACTGTAAACCAACTTAAAAATTTATAAATTATGCAAACCGAAATTAAAAACATTATTCAAATCGACTTATTAGAGTGCGACCGTTACCAAACTACTTATTATGCTTTTGATAAAGTAAAAAATAAAAATTGTTTAATTACAATAGCAAATAGACCTACAAGCTGGACTTATATTTTAAACTATAACGTATAAAAAATAAATAAGATGGAAATAACAACTATAAAAGGTCACTTGACACAAACCAACAAAAAACATATTAAGGCTATTTTAGGCGCAAATTTGTTACAAGCAAAGGTTAATACTATAAACTATAATTTAACGCGGGAAAACGATCTTTTCCGCGTTACAATAATAAAAAAAGATAATTCAATAGTTATAGGGGAAAAAATCAATATTAACAAAGTAATTTTTAAAATAATATAATTATGCGAAATTATAACGAGGCTATTTTCAATAAGCAAAAAAGACAATTAACGGCAAAGGGAAATAAATTTGTTAATCGTTGCATTACAATTGCACTAAATAAGCAAGGTTTAAATTCTAGGTTATTGCCAGAAGCAAAGCCAACTGTAAAAAAATTAAATGAAATAATACATTATTTATTAATTGATCAAGAATTGACAATTAACGAGGTAACGGAAATTATTAAAAATAGAATTGAAAAAAACACTTTAAACTAAAAAATTATGATACTAAATGACGATTTTACAAATATTCAAGAATTTGAAACCGAAATAAAAAACAAAGATTTTTTTAACCTTTGGTTACGTTTTCAAACCGATGGCGCAAACGGTTTTGATTACAAGCAATTAAGCGACTGGCAAGAAAAATTTGCTCCTTTTGGGTTAACTTTTGATTATTCGCTAGACGCTGAACCATTTGATTTTGAAATTAATTAACTTATAAAAACTAACTATAAATTGGCACTAAGTGTAATTTAGTGCCAATAATTTAAACTAAAAAAATTATGCAAACTAAAATAAAAACTAAAAAAATAATACGTTACAATTTGGCTTTAAATGATGTTTACAATATTGTAGACAGTTTTAATACTGGGGGAATAGAAAACGCGTTTTGTTGTGACAATTGCAACCGTCCAATAGTCAATGTTGCTGTAATTGAAAATGATAAAAAACAAAAATTTAACGTTGGCTTAGATTGTGCAGCAACTTTAAATAATTTACAAAACTTTTATTTTTTAGATCTAGAATTTAAGGAATTAAAATCAATTTTGGCAAAAGTTAATAAAGCTAAAAAAGAAAATTTTGAAATAAAATGCGAAATTTTAAAAAATGGTAATTTGTGCGCTTTTTATAATTTTTACGATAAACATTTAAGGTTTGAACGTGAAATTGTTTTATTTAATAAAGATTTGGAATTTTCAAAAAAGTACTTAAAATCTTTTTTATTAGTCGTTTCCAACCCTGAAAAAATTGGTTTTGAGTATAAAAAAATTGAAAATATAGAACCTATTGAATTTTTTAAAAAATCTGAAAATTTAGATTTTAAAAAACAATATAAAATATCTGGTTTTGATTTTTTAATAACTGTAAAGCCTTGCTTTAATAGTGTTACTAATGAAGTAAGCGGTTACGATTTGCATTTAGACGCATTTAAAGATAATGTAAATATAAATTCTGAACGTATTACTATGTTTTCAAACGTTCCTGAATATATCAATAGATCAATGCGAAATTATTATTTTCAAAACTATAAAAATTAAAAAAAATGCAAACCACACTATTCGAAGTAAAATTTTATAACGGCGCAAAATTCAATGTATTTTGTGCCAATAGCGCACAAATTAATAGATTTTTAAAATTTATTTTAGAAAATCGTAATAAAATACAATATTGGAAAAATTTAGTTGATGGAATTCACACTATAACAGAATTCGAAAAAATTAATACAATAACTTTTTAAATTAAAAAATATGAAAGCAATAATAAAAATGATAAACGGCAAATGGACTGTTAACGGAAAACAATTATCGGAATTAAGTATTTTGGAAATTGGTTTATTAAATTCCTTTTTTAAGGCTTATAAATAGTAAATCTATATCTACATACCTAAAATAGAAAATAATCGCTTAAAACTAATAAAAACAGCAAAAAAATGGAAGTTTACACACACGAAGAATTTAAGGAAATGAAAAAAGCCTTAAAAATTAATAATAAAGATATATCGGAGCTATTAAATTGCAGCGAACAAAATATTAGAAACCACAGCAACCCGAAGAAAAAATTAGGAAAAATTCCTATCTCGATGTTATTTATTTACAGAAAATTAAAAAAGCCTCTTAATTGAGGCTTTTTTTTAATTACAAATTTTTTCTCCTGCTCTATAAATTCCAGGCCTATTAAAATTTTTTTGAACTCCTGTACAATCGTTTTCCATTACCCCAGCTGTAAATTGGTTGCCAGTAACTATTGTAAATACATTTGCTTCTAAAATTGTGTAGCATAAACAATCTGCTTCTGGTACGTTATTATTTGTATTTTCTGAATTTTCAGTACTACAACTTAAAAAAATTGTAATTGCTAATAATGTAAAAATTTTTTTCATAATTTATTCTTCTAATGTTTTACTTTTTATTCTTACTCTTACCCAGTCGGTAACATTTGACTTTGGATCTAAATCTATAACATCATCGTAAATGGTGGTATCTAAATCCGATTTTCTGCAAATTTGCCTAGCATCTTTAAAAGTTAAATTTTCTTGTAAAAGGTAAAGTTGAAATATTTTTTGGTCTGTTGTAATTACTGCGAGCATAAATTATTTATTTAAAATTATTTTTTCTATTCTATTGGTTAAATTTAAAATATCTTGGGAGCTTTCAATACTCCATTTTCTAGTTCTTAATTCAAAAAAACATTCGTTATCTCGGTCAATTCCTAAACTACTAACTGCTTTAATTTCTAAAAATTCGCAATCATCTATACCATTTACGCAATTCCCATCTTGGGAAAATTTAAAAATTGCTTCCTCTAAAATTAAATTATTTTCGTTCATTTTCTAAATTTTGTTGTTTTCTAATATTTTGAATTTCCCTCTGGAGGTAGTCAACCGCCTTTTCTAAATCGTGTAATTCGTTTTGTTTTTTACCTGCTCTGCAAATGTATTTTAATACATTAAATCTGAAAAAATTAAGTTGGTAATGTACTCCAACATCAATTAAATCATAATCTTGCCCTGAGTCGTAGTGTATTGGTGTCATTATTCTGCTTTTTTAATTAAGTAATAAAACAACCAAATCAATTTTGGTCTTATAAATTCGTATGCTGCTAAGATTAAAATATATTTCATAAATTTTTTTTATAAATTTCTAATAGCTCTTTTGCTGTGTACTCTTTTCTGAAATCTGAAAATCTTACCTCTTGACTGCCTTTCATAATAGAATAAGGAGATTGTTCGTTTGTGAACCACTCTGCAAATCCAATAGCAAATTCTTCTGCTATTTCTTCACAAAATTCTGCATTTACTTCTTTATCTTGATATACATTATCGCAATACTTACTAAAATTTTCTCTTAATGTCATCTTACTTTTTGTTGTTACATAAACCCCATTTTTTAGGGTTTATCTTGTTGTGAAAGGTTATTTCTTTTTAAATTGTTCAAACCATTCTGTCAAAGTCATTCTTTTACCATATCCATTAAAGTATTCAGTATGTTTAAATAAAATATCTAACACTTCTTCCTCACTATAACTTATTTCTTGTTGCCATTTAGAACAAGCTAAAAAACCATTTACATAAGATATTCTATCATTATCTGTCATAGAATCATCATTTAACCAAAAATTTTCAGCAACTTCTTCAAGTGTTTCTTTTTTCATAAGTTTATTTGTTGTTTATGTGTTTCGCAGCTCATTTTATGAACTCCCTCTTTTTGTCCGCAGTATTTACAAGTGCCATTGTGCCAAAATAAATCGCAGTTGTATGCATCCGCTTCTCGGTTGGTGTTAATGTATGTTTGTCTAAATCCTGCTGGTGCAGTAAACCTATAACAAATTTCTTTTGAGGGGCAAAGGTGGTCGGAGCATTTTGATATATCAGCCATTTTTTAAGGTTATAAGTTTAAAATTTATTTTCATTTTAAGGTTATAAGTTTAAAATTTCTTGTTTAACTTCTTCCCAATATTCTTTAGCTTTTAAATTCCCATTCCAACATAATTGTAAAACTTCATCAACTGCTATCAATGCGCCTTGTTTGGCATCTTGTCTTGCTTCTTCATCATACATTAAATTAGCTTTTAAATAACTATAATATTCATTAAATAAATCTATTGCTTTTGCGTGTGGTGTCATAAATTATCTAATATTTTACGAGTTCCCTCGTGATTAAACTTCTGCACAAAATTATCGTTGTAATCAAATTCAAATCCAAATAGGCTCAAATCATCGGTGTAAATAAAAAAGTAATACCAATGCCAATGTTCAAGTTTATTGATCCATTTACTTGACATTTGTAAATTTTTAGCAATACTTAATAAGCGGTAAGGTCTGCCTAACTTTGAAAATTTTGGCGTAATTGATAAATTTAATTCAGATGGCTTCATCGTGTATAAACTTCTCTAATTTCGTAATTCTCGTAACCTTTTAGCTCTGCTCTTAATTTAGCGTGTTGCTCAGTTCTGTAATAATTTTCAGAGTGTTGGTTCTCTTGTGTCCAGATGTAAAATTGTTTTCTCATAATGTTATATTTTAATGTTTGAGCAAATATTAAAAGAATTTTTTAATTGAACTAATTATTTAACATAAAATCTACCTCATAGTCTGTCCACACCTTACATTCAAAACCTAAATCTCTTAATTGCTTAATTCTTAGCTTCTGCAATTCAGACAAAACGCCATTTGGTTGCTTGACTTCTATAAAAATTGTCTTGCCATCTTTTAAAGCTATTAAGTCTGGAATACCATTACAGGAAGTCTTAATTAATTTTATTACTAAAAACCCCTTTTCTTCCAACTTCTTTTTTATTTTGGTTTGAATTTTTGATTCCAGCATCGTGTTTAAATAAATTAAGTGTATAATCTTTTTTTTGCAAAACGGTCTTATAAATTTTGTACTCAATCCCTCCTTTGGAAAATAACCAAAATATCTCGTTTTCTTTTCGCTGCATTGTAGTAAGTCGATCCCTACTTTGCCAATAACTGACACTTGAAAAATCAATATTATAATAAACTAAGTATTTAGCTTCTTTTAAGCTTATTCCTTCACGTCCAGAAACAATCTGGAGCGCAATCCATTTGTCGGTTGTATTAAACTCATCTAGGTTATCGGTTAACTTATCCCCTAAAATCGATTTTAAGGCATTATATTCCTCTTTAAATTTATAAAATATACCAATCTTTACTTCTTTAAAATTATCCCTTATAAACTCCGCTTTTGAATAATCAATAACTTTGCTAGTTCCATCTTCAAATTTACACGTACCACTTGAAAGCTGGTGGACTTTCTGCATTAATTTAACGCCAGTATCGGCTAATATTATTTGCCCTTGTGGGTTTTTTACAACCAAATCCTTTTTAAGCCTTTCAATAATTTGATAGGTTATCGGCTTCATTTCAACTTCCAAAACCATCTCGTTAACCGTTGAGGAAAACCCAGCTTGATCTTGCGTAAAAGTTAGGATGAAATATTTAATGCGCCTTTGGATATGTTTAATATCGGCATCGGAGTAATCATTGACTTTGGCATAACCTAGATGTTTAACTTTTACATTTACAAAATCTACCGCCCATTTATAAAAGTTTGGGTATTCTTTGAAAGGACTGTTATCACTTACCCAAAATTGATGATACCATTGAGAGTGTGATTCAGCGGTTGGCGTTCCTGATAAAAATATCATCGGCAAATGCGAATACTTTTGTTTGAATAGTTTTGCTATGGTGTTCGGTTTAGGGTATGCACCAAATCGGTGGTGTTCATCGTGGATCACTAAATCAAACTCTTTATCGACTAAATGTAAACTTTCATCATTTGTAATTGTTAAATCAAAGTCAAAACCAAAGTTGTCGTAATCCCATTGAATGCTGGATATTGCCTTTTTTTTTGTTAAAAACAATACTCGCTTAGCTTGAAATAATTTAGCGGTCTGGAGTGCAGTTAATGTCTTACCGACACGAACTTCAAAAGCCAGATAAACCAAACCTTTGCGCCTTAAAATATCAGCTGCCTCATTAGATAATTTTATTTGATAATCTCTAAGTTGTAAGCTCATAAGTTATATGTTTTTTATTATGACAATATCTGCAAAGCGGAATTAAATCTTCAAATTTTTCTTTAAATATATTATTGTAATGAAGATGATGAACATCTATTGCTTTTTCTCCACAATCATTGCATTTACTTTTATAAAATTCCATAACTAAATCTCTTTTATCTTTCCATTCTTTTGACTTTAAATACACGTTATGATAATAATTATAAGAACGGTTAAAATGTTCAACTGAATAATTAAAAAAAACTGTATTTATTTCTCCTTTTCTAATAGCTTTCATTTTAAATTCATTTCTAAAATCTTTATTATGATAATCAAGACTATTAAAATTTTGAATATAATTTCTTTTATAATTTAAAGTTAACAAATACCCGCAGCTATAACATTGTTTTCTTAAAATATCAACTCCATTTGCCATTTTATATTTTACAAAATGTAAATTATCAGAATTGCATTTTTCACAAAAAATATTTTCCATAATTAAAAAATAAAGTCGTTATCATCCTCAATACTTTCTTTTACTTCTCCGCTTTTGATAATGAACCATTGCATCCCGTTGGAAGTATCGCTTATGTATTCAAATCCATTAAAAGTGCAAAACTTCTGAACCCATAAATTAAACTTCTTACGTGTAAGCCATTTTTTAAAGTCTGGGTATTCTTCCGTAAACTTTTCAAATATTGCTTTTTTGTCAAGTCTTTCATTTCTTAATACCACTTCTTCATCCTTAACAAACTCAAAGAACTCCATAGCAGTTTCAGCAATAAACTTCCGCATCTTAATATTCTTTGCATTTTGCTTAACCAATCCGTTATTTAAAAACAACTGTAAACAATGCACCATATAATTATCAAACTTTTGAAAATCTACAAGTTCCCAATCGTCGAACAACTGCCGTTTAAATTCATCCTCTGGTGTTAAGTCCTTTCCGTAATATTGCGCTATTTCCAACTCGTATCTTCTTCTGTCGTGGCTATTTCCCTCCCCACGAATAGCGTAATTTGTCGATATAACTAACTTTGGACTTTCGTGTACATTTAACTTAATTGCATCCTTATTTTTACGCTCCAAAGTCAATCCCTCTGTAACCAAACTAAACTTTTCCTCAAAGTTGAAGTTCTTAATTACATCGTCAAATACTAATATCTTAGTGTCTAGGGAAACGGTTTGATACGGGAATGATTTTTTACCATCGAATAGCTTACCATCAATAATACTTGTTTTTCTAATTTGGCTAATACCTTGCACAAATACTCCTTTTCCTGTTCCTCCCTCTGGGTTCTCACTAATTACCTCGTCATTTAAGATTATAGCCTTATTATTAGAACGGTTTTTGTAAGTTGACATTAAGTAACCAATAACACACTCCGTTGGTAATTCTGTTTCGTTCGAGATGTTCTTAATAAATCTTTGGTAATCATTCTCATATTCATCCATCTCAACAAAATCCCTATCTAAAATATGGTCTTGCCAAATGTAGAAGTCAATATCAATATAATCTATTAAGTTAATACTATTCTTTGTAACTTCTAATACTCCATTTTTAAAAGCAATATATGATTTTAGTCTATCGTCATTCAACATTTTTAAATCAATGCTCTCAAGCATTAATAAGAAGTTTTCAGCAAATAGGTTTTGATATTTGGCACAATGATTCCATACTTCAAACTCTTTCTTTTCAAGTACGTAATTAAGTACAAAGTCTTTTATTATCTCAACACTTGTAATATTTACTTTATTGGAATTAATATAAACCCAAGTAGGCTTTTGGCTATCATTAGGGTAATGTTTTTTAAATCCATTACGCTCTAGGAAGAACTTATATTTAAGCGGATCAACCGTTACCTTTTCCTTACCATTTTTGTCGTAGGTAATGAACCAAAATTCTTCGTGTTCTAATACTTCCTTTAGCTCATCAAAAGTATCCTCCGATATACCGTGTTTTTTTATAACTGCTTCCTTACCTCTTTTTAAATCAACTCTTACTTTATCAATCCTTTGGTAATCCTCAAAGAACTTACTGTCAAAGTTTCTTTTTTTGTATGCGCTTTTAATTGTGGTGCGCATTTCTGTTTCGGTAAAATCTCCAATTACTACATTATTAAAAATATAGTTCTCGGCAGTTGACTGACTAACTCCATACTCACAAAACATACCAGCTAAATCGAATATAAAAGCATTTCGTTCTCCCTCTACAAAATCCTTTTTCCAATCAAAAGCCATTATCTTTTCGATTATCTTATCTTCATCTGTAATTGGTATTAAAGGTGTCTTTTCTGATACGCTATAACCTACATCAATTAAGTTTGGTGCAAATTCAATAGCATCGTAATTAACAAATATATCTGGATCGTATGATTCATAACATACCCTATCAACATTTGAGCAGTTCTTATCCCAATAGTCAAACTCAAACTCCTTTTGAAATGCAGTAAAGTATTTAGGATGCGTTTCTTTTGTTGCTTTTGGTATTTTAACAACTCCTTTTATTCCATTACCACTAGGAGAAGTAAACAATAAAATAAAGTGAGGATTACGCTCCAGTATCGCCCGATGCTCGAGCATAACCTCATCATTTGGGTATTTATCAAAGTCAACACACATAAGTCCACAATGATTGACTAAACCATTTCCTAAACGCTCTGCAAATTCTCCAGCAAATATTATGCAAGGCAAAGTTTGTTTAATACTATCTGCTTCTTTTTTGTTTGGTGCTGCTCGAACCTTTTTAATAATCTCGATTGACTTACCAACTTTAATACGTTGGATGATTTTTTCCAAATCTACAATGTATGGTACATCCTTAGATTCAAAAAGGTCTTTAAAAACTGAAATTTTATATTCCATAAGTACTTAAAAGGTTAATGCCACTCAAACACGCTGGAAGTCGTGAAAGAGTGGCATTGATAAGATTTTCTCAATAGCTTCCAGACTACAAATGCAAATATAGAAATTATATTAATATAAACAACAATAGTAAACATTTTTTTTAATTAATTATAAAATATTGATAACCATTTGAGTTAATAGCTTCATAATTATATCCATTTGTATTACACCATTTCTTTAAAACTAAATTTACTCTTTTTTTTGATAAATTATAATACACTTTGTTTAGCGTTAATACTTTATTGTAAAAAATTGTTTTATCATATTTTATATTTTTATTGATTTCTTTATTACAATATTTATAAAAATCATCGTAAAAATCTTTTACTCCAAAAACAATATTTGTATTTTTTAGATTAAAAGATTCTCCATCAATAATAGAAGATTCCTTACTAAAAAAAGCATTTTTTAAATAAAAATTATCGTAAATTATTTCAACATCTAAAACATCAAACCATTCTCCTGTTTTTCTTTTGTTCTTAAAATCTTCGTGTATTTTTTTTTCAATTTCAGAATAATTTTCACAGTAAATATATCCAACTAAAAAAACACCATCAGAAAATGAAGTAGAGAAACTATTTAATCTACTTTGTAAATTTAAAGTCTTTCCTATTTTAACAAAGTTATTATATCCATTTTTTACAAAATAAACATATCCTTTGTTGCTTTTTTCTATACCGATAATCTCATTGGAAGTTACTTCATACCAATTATCATTAAACATTCCGCAAGTTCTTAACCTTAAAATTTTTTCAACATCATTCATTTTTTTATATTTTTAAATTAATAATGCACAAATATAATAAAAAAAAACATAGCAAACATTTTTAAAATTATATTTTATTAAAGTTTTCTATAAAAGCAAACATTTATTTTTTTTTTAGGGGGGGGCATATAACTTTTTACAAGTCTGTTTTCTAGGGGGGTATAGAAAACGCAAAATGTTTACTTTACATCAATAAAAAAAGCCACTCAAATAAGTGGCTTTAGTTAGTTGTGTTGTTTGGCGTTTAAAAGTCTAATCCATCATCTACTGTTGGCTCAAAGTCTTCTTCTTCAACAATAGCTGGTTCTGCTTTTGCTAAGTATGTTTTAAGATACGCTTCAAGTTGGTTGAACACTTCATCGGCTTGTGCGTTTTGATCATCGTTAAGCGTTCCATCAAATGTAAACTCTGGAATTGAAAATTTAACTGTTCCTTTTTTTCCATCTTTAGCAGTCTTAACGCTTACCCATTCATCACTAAGGCGTGAACGTGTCTTTTGTGTAAAATCTCCCCACGCTTGAACTGCCGAACCTTTTAATTGTATGTTGGCAATAGTGCCATCTTCAAGCATAATATAAACTGACTTTGTGTAATGTCCTCCAGCAGCAACAATTTTGTCTTTAATATCTTTATAAATACCTTTTGCAATCTCATTACCTTTAAAAGGTTTAACGGTCATTATATCTTTAGAGATATATTTTACCTCATTTGAAAAAATATTACTTCCAGATGCATCATTCCAACCTTTAATGGTGTGAAGTTCATCTAGTGTAAGGAATTTAAAAGGCAAAGGGATTGCAATGTTTTTTTGTGCTTCTTTGTCGTAGTAGTTGAAACACTTTTCATTTGATTTCCACTCGATAAATTTAGTGGCTGGATTGCTTTGTGGTTGTGCAAACGCTTGTCTGCGGTTTGAAGTACTCATAATAATATATTTATTTGTGGATCGGAGTTAAGATGCCCGAACCTTGCATCGGTTAATTATGAAATGTAAATATAGTAAATTAAAATGATATAGCCAAACTGCTTTTGCGTGGCGTTGTTGATACTTTAGGCACTTGAACTCCAGCTGCATCGTATATTTCGTTTTGCGATTTCAAAGCTAATTTTAGTAAGTCCTCACGTTCTTTAAGTTCTCGGTTGATGTCGCTCCAAACTTCACAATCTTTGTAGTTAATTGTTTCCCCACCGCTTCTAAATGTGCCTTTAAGTCCAAACGCTTCAAAGTTCTCCTGTGGGAGAACTTTTATAAGTTCAGCGTTAATTACATCTAACGCTTCGCCCATTCGTTTGGCTTGTGCTAGTAGTTCAATTTTGTCAATCTCGCCAGCATCTAAAACTTCTTTAATGAATGTTTTTGCAGATAGCTGGATCTCAAGTCGGTTTGGAAGGAAGTTTTGCGTTTCAATCTCTTGTTGTCGCATTAAACTAAATAAATCTTTGCTTTTCATAATTTTTGTTTTTTGATTTTTAATAATTCTTGTTCATATTTTATACTAGCATCTTTTTCATTTATAAAATATCCTAAATTTTTTAATTTTCCATTTATAAATATGGTTGAAATCCATTTATTTCTTTTTTTATACCAACTAACTCCAATATATTTAGAACTGCTTTTTAAATGCTTTTTATTACTGTTTTCTCTTGCAGTTACTATTTCTAAATTTTCAACTCTATTATCTAATTTATCAAAGTTTTTATGATTTATAACTAAATTGTATTTTGAAGGTAAATGATTTAAAAAAGCAATAGCTACCAGTTGGTGTGCAGTAAATCTTTTTTGTATTCCATTTGAATAAATACCAAAATTATAATAATGTACTCCTTTAATTGGTTTTAGTAATTTATAATTTTCATTTTTAAATTTTCTTAAGTTTCCTAAATTACTAATTTCGTAATTAGGATAATCTTTTACTGGTTTCCATATTTCCATAATACTTTAAATTAAAAAACTCACTCAATGACCGCCAAGTGCAAAGAGTGAGTTAGTTATAAATTCAATCTTGGCGGATTTGTTTTGCAAATATAGAAAACTTTTTTAATTACACAAATAATTTAGTTTGATTTGTGTGATTTTTTATTCTTTGCATTGCTTTATCAAAATACTCTTTGTCTAATTCGCAAGCGGTTAAATCAAATCCGTAATCGTGGCAAGCTATTGCAATACTTCCAGAGCCTAAATGCGTATCCAGTATTTTGTCTTTCGGTTCTGTATATTCTGAAAGTAACCAATAATATAATTCTATGGGTTTTTGAGTTGGGTGTATTTTATTTGCATCAGCGTTATTTAAAGCAAATAATTTCGCTGGTTTATAAAAAGAAGTCCAAGCCATTTCCCATCTTGAAAATGTAGGCATCATTTGTTTTTTATCCCAACATAAAACACATCTTGTAGGTGGCAAATTAAAGTAATTACCACCCCAAATAATTTGATTTTTAGAAACTCTAAATAATTCTTCAAAATATTCTTTATTAGGCGCAATATCCCAATCGGTATTCATTTTATTTAAAGCCCTATTTTTTAATTTTCCCGATCCATTTGTACTACTTTTATCCATCCCATAAGGCGGATCTACAATAGCTAAATCAAAATATTTATCTGGGTAACGTGCCATTAAAAGCATATTGTCCTCGTTGGTTATTGTTAGGCTCATAAATAAGTTTTTGCAGTATTATTTAATCTACTTTCAACTAAAATGCACTCATCGTTCTGATCCCACTCGTCTAAAATTCTGTTAATCTTTTTAGAACTAATACCCATTCGATTAATAAATGTTTGTCTACCAAAGTATTCAAATCTAAACCATAACTCGATAATGGTTATCTTAAATCGGCTGTAATCTTTTCTTCTATCCATTGTCTTTATCTTTAAATCTATCCTCCCAATCAATATCTTGTATCATTTCATCGGGGAAAAATAACATACAAACGATGAACACAATTAAAAGAAGTAAGTACACTGCTACAAAGCTAAGTACTACGATGTTTTCTGCTATGTAGTCCATTAGAATAAGTTATTAAGTTGCTGAATCGGGTTTTGGAATATCTCGTCAAACACTTTAGTAGCTTGGTCAAGTTGAGTAGGCTCTAATACCTCCGCATCTTGCACCTCCCAATCGTTTATAAGTGCTTGCATTAATTCCCTAGCTTGTCTAAGTTCGTTGTTTAAACGCTCGTTTTCTTTTCGTACTGCGTTTAATTGTTCCGCTTGAAATTTGATTAAATCTTCCATTATTTAATTTCTTTTAGTTTGTTAAAAATATAAGTATTGTCGCCACATACCGCTTGGCAAAGTTCAACTATTTTCTTGTTAACCGCTTCTCGGTATTTGATGCGGTTTGTTAAATCTCTGATTTTGCTTTCTAAATCGCAAATCTCATTTTCCATTTGCTCCTCAATAGTCAACTCCAATTCTGTTTCCTCTTGGTTCGCTGGGTGGCTACTGTTGCCAACTCCTAATACAAAGTGATCGTCCATAATAAATGTTTTTAAAGTTTGATGAGGCAAATATAGAATCTAAATTGTAATAAAAAAATTTTTTTATATAAAAGTTTATTTGTAAGTTTGCGAAATGAAAATAACCCACATTAACACAATCCAAAACCCGAAGTTTATAATAGTGCGCCACTATGATAATTCTATTGTAACTTTGCCGAGTGAATTTAGAGTAGTTGAACAGGATGCGATTGGGTGCTGGCGTGTGCGGATCATCGATAAAATACCAAAGGAATATAAACAATCAAATCAATTAATATGGCAGGAAGACCAAAAAAAGGAATAGAGAAAAGAGAACCGTATAACGGAAAACTTGAAAAGTATAAAATCGAAGTTATCGGAGGTACAAAAGAATGTAATCGATTGGCTTATGATTATTTAACTACAAAATACAATGAAAGAAAATAACGAGGGGTTGGTGCTTTTAATAGTCATTCTATTAGTAGCAATAACTTATGGCGTTTTAGTTTGTTGGTAACGGCTATAACGTTATCGGGCTTGGCGATGTTGCCGAACACAAATGTTAATTAGAATTACAAAACTTTAAATTATAGATAAAATGTCAAACGAAGAAATGAACGGAAATATTGCCAAACCCGTGTTAGGTGCAGTTTATACTGAAAAAGAAGTTGCGGAACTTTTACAGGTGCAAAGAGGTAATTGTTATGTGGCAATACTTTCCAAAACAAGAGATGAGCAACTTGCAAAAGTGGCAGGTTCTGCACCTGAACCGAGTGGTGGTAAGTGGCGTAAATAAATTGCACCTAACGTTTTGCAGATTGGCGTTGTTGCCACAGAATTTAATTAGAAACAATAAACTTTAATATTATGACAAAAGTATCAAACGAAGAACAAAGCAATAACGCCAATGTGCTGTTAGTGGCTGGTGCAGGAACTAATGATGGTTTATGTATAGGATTTACTTGCAAGATATGTGATGGAACACAAACTCTACAAGTATCTTATTACAGAGCAAATGAGTTATTTCCTGTGTGTGATGAATGTTTAAAAGATTTAAAAGAGTTTGTTTTATCGAAACGTGGTAGCACTTGCCACTAACTAATGGCTACAACTGATAAACTAAGACCTATACGTCTATTTGGCAAGATATGTCTAATTTTAATTGCACATTAAAAACTAATTCATACATTTGCCTTTCATAATGTTTGATGTTTGATAGATTAGAAAAGCCACTATTTATTTAGCGGCTTTTTTATTTCATCTTCAATCGGTGGAATCCCTTTCCATTTGTTGAACGGCTTTTCAACTCGGATCCAATCTTTACCTTTTTTTATCCATTCGTATTGTGGAATCAAATCATCGGAAATTTAATAGTTCCTTTGTAATATCTGTAAGCTAAATAACAAATTAAAATTATAAGTAGCCATAACCAATAAAACTGCAAAATAAAAGTACCCCAATTAAACTGCTCCTTGTAAACTATCTTTTTGCTTTCAACTTTATTAACTTCAATCTCATTACTAGCTGAATCAACAACGATTTTAGCCACTATCTTTTCACTTACTACTATTGTATTGTCTTTTCTTTTTTTCTTGCTTATACGCGCATTTTTATATTTTGTTACTTTACCCTCATTGTTTGTGATCTCGATTGGCTCGGTTGTATCTACTGCTTCAATTACGATCTCATCCGTTTCAACATCATAAACGAGTACTTTTTTGTCAATCGAGGTGCTATCGGTTTTCACTACTGCAATAGTTGTAGCGATGCTGTCAGTTTTCTTTTCCTCTTTATTAATTGTTTTTGCTCCGCAGGAAACAATAAGAAATGCAAGTAGTAAATATTTCATTTTAAACGATTTTATAGTTAATGATGCGAATGTTTTTTAATTCGTAATTGCCATCGCCTCCAACTTTAACGTGAGCAAATCCATGATTATAATTATTGTAAGGCGCATACTCGGGTTCAAGTCCGCAAAGGCACCCAGTACTCCACGTTGTAACTACTTCCCCGCTTAAAGTCTTTTCTGTGTGTTCGCTAGTGCGATGATGGTGTCCGACTAATGCGCTTTCTTTTGCTTTTAAAAATAATCCCCTTGCTGGGTTTACTGGAGGCGCAAATCCGCCATACCATTCGTGACCGTGTAAGATAGGTAATTTCCCCGCCATTGCAATTTGCTTATCTTTTACCAAAGTTACTCCAAACTCTCTAAAGCGTAATATCTGCTCAAGTTTAAAATCGTCAATCCCTAATAGTTCGGGTGCTTTTAATTGTAAATAATGCTCCCATCTCGCTTCGTGGTTTCCTATCTTAAAATAAATCGGGCATTTAAACATACCTTGTACCAATTTTAAAAACTCCCTAGTCATTTCCAACTCCCCAGCTAGATCCCGCAATCGCCTATCTTTTGTAAATCTACTCGCTTGGTACATATCGATCGTGTCGCCATTCAAATAAACAGCGTTTACTTTGTTTTCAAGTCCGTAATTCAAAGCTAGTGTAAGTGCGTGATTATCTTGATACGGTAAATGAATATCCGATAAAACTAAAATATTGTTTTGTCCTTTTGGAATGATGAAAGGCTCTAATTTTGAGTAATCGCTTTCAGGAAGTTCGGAAATTTGTCTCATTGCTAATTTCTTCTCCTCTGCTGTTCTAACTCCCTCTAGCGTGATGGATTTATTTTTACTTTCATTTCTGTACTGTCTAACCATTCCCCTAACTCCCTCTAGTTTTTTAAAGTCTAAAGGGTTTTCAAAAAATATCATTCGTGAGATAGCCATCGTTGTAGCTTTTGGAAATCTTTTCAAATAAGATAATATAATATCTTTTTTGTAGGTTGCTGCGTTTTGGTTTCCTTTTACGCCCATAATTTTGTTGTTTAGTTTCAACAAATGTACCCTTTTATTTATGCAAAATACAATTTAGCTTCAATAGCACGTCTTTTAGTAAGTCCGTTTAATACTTTGCCACCCGCTTTATTCCAAATCATAAAGGAGTTTGTAATTGTCGGATCGCTAGGATTAGCATTTACTTTTTTCAATAATGAACTTTTAGCAAGTCCAGCAAGTCCGATATC